AAGTCTGACAAAGTTGAGCTTACAGGGCACGACAGTTTTGCCGTTGCTCGTACTGCACGCCGAGAGACTCCAGAGGCGCTGCAAGGTTTTCACTCATCCAATATGCTATTTCTGATTGATGAGGCATCTGGTGTGGACGATATCATCTTTGAGGTTGGTGAAGGTGCTATGTCTACAGAGGGTGCCAAGACCGTTATGACGGGCAACCCAACCCGTACATCTGGATATTTCTACGAAGCCTTCAACAAGATGAGAGAGAGATGGTTTACCATGAAGGTGGCCTCTGCTGATAGCACTCAGGTCAGCGACAATTTCATAGATGATATGAAAATGAAGTATGGGGAGGATAGCAATATTTATCGTGTTCGTGTTTTGGGCGAATGGCCTGAAGCTGACGATGATGTGGTCGTTCCGTTGCACCTCTTGCAAGCTGCCTCAGAGCGCGACCAAGAGGCCGCAGAAACAACGACAGTTGTTTGGGGCTTGGACGTTGCGCGTTTTGGTACTGATAAAACTGCCCTGTGTAAACGCAAGGGGAATGTCGTGACTGAGCCAGTCAAGACATGGCGCAATAAAGACCTAATGGAAGTGTGTGGGATTATATTGAATGAATATGAAACGACTAGGTGGAGTGATAGGCCATCCGAAATACTTGTTGATAGTATCGGTCTTGGTGCTGGTGTTGTTGACCGCCTCATGGAACTTGATTTACCTGTGCGTGGGATTAACGTCGCTGAGTCCCCCGCGATGGGTGACAGATACGGACGCTTACGCGATGAGTTGTGGTTTCTCGCAAAAGAATGGTTTGAAGCCCGTGAGTGTACAATACCAAAACAAGACGAATTGATTGATGACTTGTCAAAGCCACGGTTCAAGTTTACGTCAAATGGTAAGCTGAAGGTTGAGAGCAAAGATGAGATGAAAAGGCGTGGGTTGAACTCTCCCGACCTTGCAGACAGCTTTTGCCTGACATTTGCAACTCGTGCTAGCATTGCCAAGAGTGGCGGCGCACATAAATGGAACAGGCCGCTGAATTATGGTTCAGCAAAGTGGGTAGTGTGATGGATGAGTACATCGAAATGGGTGGCGAAGAGTTTGAAGTCATCGTTGCGCTGCTTGAGGAGTTGAGTGACTCAGGGGTCGAGTGGGATGACCTCTTGAACCTGACCTTGCTTGCATCAGCCTATTGTGGTCAAATGGCAGAAATGTCGCCTGAAGAGTATTTGCAGATTATAAGCTCTATCAGAGTGACAGAAGACGGAATTTACGGGGAAGCCTGATGGCTAAGAAAACAGTAGTAGTTTTTGAGCCGCGCACACCTACGCGCCGTAGGCACAAAAAACGTGGTCTGCACATACGAAAAAAACTCGGCCCGAAACACCATATGAGGGTTCACTGATGGCTATTGTTTACCGTGGTGAGCGTTTTGCTGGTTACAACAAACCGAAGCGCACTCCGAAGCATCCAAAAAAGAGTCATGCTGTGCTGGCAAAGGAAGGCGACAAGGTTCGCTTAATACGTTTTGGTCAGCAGGGCGTAAGGGGTGCTGGTAAAAACCCAAAGACAGCAAAAGAAAAAGCGCGTAGAAAGAGCTATTATGCTCGTCACAATGCACAAGGTAAGCCTACAAGCAAGCTGAGTGCAAAATACTGGTCACACAAAGTGAAGTGGTAGGAGTTTAAAATGGCAGGTTATATGTACAAAACTAGCAACTCTAAAAATAAAGATAAGAAAAAGAATAAAAAGGTAGCAAAAAAACCGACAAGAAGTCGGAGGGCATAATGGCTAAAGGTGTTGCACATTATTTTCGAGATGGCACTCGCCACACTGGCGGTATGCACAAGATGCCTAATGGGGAGCTTCACAGTGGTGGTTATCACACTGCATCAAGCAAAAGGCTCTATCACTATGCAGACCTTTCTGAAACTGCTAAGAAGAAAGCAAGGAAGCGTTCTTAATGTATGTTACTATTTACACAAGGAACCGTGCTGCTGAAAAACAGGCCGCACTGAAAGCTCAGAAAGCTGCTGAAGATGCTACTCCTAAAAAGCGTGGTCGCCCACGCAAACAGAGAAAGACAGACAAATGATTTGCCCACACTGCGGATACCCAAACCCTAATGGTTATCATGGAAATTGTAAGTCCTGTCGCAAGCCCTTGCAGGTTGAGCCTGTTGTTGAAACAAAACCAAAGGCCAAGTCAGAGCCCAAATCAGAATGTAAATGCAAAACAAAAGTTAAGTCAGAGCCTAAACCAAAATGTAAATGTAAACCTAAATCAAAACCGAAGAGCAAAAAAGCCAAAGTATCTAAGAAGGCATAATCATGGCTAAAATGAATGACATTGAGTTTCAGGCAATTGTTCGCAATGAGATTGAACAGGCATTAGGGCACTACGATACGGAGTATTCGCAAGACCGTATTGATGCGATGGACTACTATCTGGGTGAGCCATTTGGCAACGAGCAGACTGAACGCTCTCAAGTTGTTAGCACAGAAGTATCCGACACCATTGAACACATTATGCCATCTCTTATGCGTATCTTTACGCAGTCTGATGACTATGTACGCTTTGTGCCACACGGCCCCGAAGATGTTGCTATTGCCGAGCAAGCCAGTGATTACTGCAACTGGATTATCAACAATGACAATCGCGGTTTTGAAATCATGCACAACTGGTTCAAGGATTCGCTTATCCTAAAACTTGGTGTTGTAAAGTTCTATTGGGATGAAATTGTAGATGTTGAGACAGAAGAGTACGAAGGTCTTAATGCAGACGAACTAACTATTTTGGTTTCAGACCCAGAGGTTGAGGTTGTTAGCCAAGATGAGCGCACCATTGGTGAAGACATGGAAGGGCCAGAGGGTATCGTCATTCCTGCCCCTGTTATCTATGATGTAAAAATTAAGCGCACAAAAAACACTGGCAGTGTGCGTATTGAAAACATACCACCAGAAGAGTTTTTGATTGGCAACAGAGCCAAGTCTCTTGAAGATGCCAGCTTCGTTGCACACCGTTCAGCCATGACTGTCAGCGACCTTGTGTCGATGGGCTATGACCGTGACGAGATTGAGCAGTATGCTGGCTACACAGACCTAGATATTTCTGAGGAGCGCACATCTCGCTTTGAAGACTTAGAGTCAAATTCTGCTACTGACAGCAATGACCCAACTATGCGTCACGTTCTTGTGACCGAATGTTATATTCGCTCTGACTATGATGGCGATGGTGTTGCTGAGTTCCGCAGGGTTCTTACTGTGGGTAATGGGTATCATATTCTTGAGAATGAAGAGTTTGACCATATACCATTTGCCGTCCTGTCTCCGATTCTTATGCCGCACAGAGCCATTGGTCGCTCTGTAGCAGAGCTTGTGATGGATGTGCAGCTTATCAAGTCTACGCTTATGCGTCAGTTGCTTGATAATATTTACAACACAAACAATGCTCGTGTTGTTGCTGTTGAGGGTCAGGTAAACCTAGATGACTTACTTACTAACAGGCCGGGCGGGATAGTTAGAACCCGAACTGCTGGTGCTGTTCAGCCGTTGCAGGTTCCAGATGTTTCTAGTTCTGTTTTCCCTGCATTGAACTATATGGACAGTGTTCGTGAACAGCGTACAGGCATTAGCAAGCAATCAATGGGCTTGGATGCAGACGCGCTTCAATCAACAACGGCTACGGCTGTTGCTGCTATGCAGGCTGCATCTCAGGGCAAGATTGAAATGATTGCTCGTGTATTTGCAGAGACTGGTGTTCGTAGCCTTTTCCGTGGTATTTTGCATCTAGTCACCAAGTACCAAAACAAAGAAAAGATTATTCGCTTGCGTAATCAGTTTGTGCCCATGAACCCCCGTGAGTGGGAAAGTGCCTATGATGTGCAAATCAACGTAGGTTTGGGCACAGCACAGCGTGACCAGCAGGTTGCTTTCCTATCTCAGATTGCACAAAAACAAGAGCAGGTTCTTATGCAGATGGGGTTGAACAACCCAATGGTTAGCTTATCTCAGTATCGTAATACGCTTGCTAAGATTGCAGAACTTTCTGGTTTCAAAGATGCTTCTCAGTTCTTTGCACCTGCCGAACAGATTGAAGCCACACTTATGCAACAGGCACAGGCTGCTCAACAGGCTGGGCCGCAGCAAGACCCTGCTGTCGCCGTTGAAATGCAGAAAATGCAAGCTGAGTTGCAGATGGAACAACAGAAAATGGAGATGGAGTTTCAGCTTAAACGCGAAAAGATGGCTGCTGAACTTGAACTTCGCCGCCAAGAGCTTGAGTTTGAAATGCAGCTTCGTACAGAAAAAGTGCGCTCTGGCATAGAAACATCAATAAATCTACCTCGTGTATAAAATATCTTGCGTAAAAAGCATTGTGTGATATTTTTGCAACAAGGAGATGTGAATGAATGAAGGGAAACTAAGGGGGGAGCAAGATAGGGGTGAACGCGCAAAAGCATTGCTTCGTGACCCTCTTATCTTGGAAGCGTTTAGTAAGTTAGAGGAAACTTACTTGGACGCTTGGAAAAATCCCTCGTCATCTGCTGATGAACGAGAAACGCTATTTCAGATGTACCAAGCACTAATGGTGGTGCAAGGCCATTTGAATGAGGTTGTCGAGACAGGCAACTTAGCAAAGATAGAGCTACGCTCTTAAAGATTTATAGAGGAGAAACGAAATGAGCGATGAACCCAGCACCCTGTTAGGAACTGGAAAGTCACTTAGCAAAGGTCAAGCTGTTGACCTTCTCTTGAACACCAACGCCCCCGAAGAGGCAAGCGGAGATGCTCAAGAGCCTGTAGCCGAAGTTGAAGAGGCCATTGAGGTCGAAGAAACTGAGGCGGCATCTGAAGATGAATTTGAGGCCGAGGACGCGCTAGAGCTATCCGAAGCTGATGAGGATTATGAAGATGATGAAGAGTATGACGTTGACGTATCTGAGATTGAAGAAGTCGAAGACGAGACAGAATACTACACTGTGAAGATTGATGGTGAAGAGAAGAACGTCACTGCTGACGAACTTGTCAAATCTTATCAGTTGGAGCAGGCTGCACAAAAGCGTATGCAAGAAGCTGCCGAGATTCGCAAGAACTCGGAAGTAGAGGTAGCCGCCCTAGCGCAGCAGCGAGAGCAATATGCACAAGCTTTGCAATCGTTAGAAGCCCAACTAAGCTCTGCTGAAGAGAAACCCCAAGAGTATTGGGACAACCTCTACAGTGAAGACCCGATGGAGTATATGCGCCAACGTGAGGCTTATCGTGACCGTAAGGAAGCGACAGAAAAAGTAAAAGCTGAACAGGTGCGTGTACAGGAAGAACGTCAGCAGGAGTTTGTGCAACAGCATCAAGCTCACTTGGCAAAAGAGCAAGAGAAACTTCTTGAAGCCTTGCCAGACTGGAAAGACCCTGACGTTGCAGTAAAAGAGAAGCAAGCTATCATCTCTTATGCTCAACGCAACTTAGGTTTTTCTGAAGCTGAACTTGCTGCTACATCGGATAGTCGAGCAGTATTGGCACTTCGCAAGGCGTATCTTTACGATGAGTTAATGGCTAAGAAGCCAGCCGCTCAGAAAAAAGTAAAGAAAGCCCCGAAGGTCACTAAGTCAGGCAAACCAACGACCAAAGCTCAAGCTAACGCTAATCGTAAGAAACAGGCACTTGAACGCCTAAATAAATCTGGCAGCAAAGATGATGCTGTCGCCGTACTATTAGAGAGAATGAGGTCTTAAAATGGCACAATTTACTACAGCCAACGCAGTTGGTGAACGGGAAGACCTGAGTGATGTAATCACTCGCATCGACCCAGATGAAACTCCGATTTTTTCTGCTCTGCGGAAAGAAACAGGTAACGGTGTATTTGTCGAGTGGCAAGTACAAGAATTGGCTGCTGCCGTAGCAACCAACCACCAAAACGAAGGTGCTGACGCATCATACGCAACCCCGACAGCTACGACTCGCCTCGGAAACTACATGCAGATTTCACAGAAAGATGCACAAGTTTCTGGCACTTTGGATGCTGTTGATAAGGCGGGGCGTGATGCGGAAGTCGCATATCAAAAAGTTCTTAAGGGACTTGAGTTGCGGCGCGACATAGAAAAGTATCTGAACTCAGATACGGCTCGTAGCGCATCTGACCCGCGCAAAGCTGGTACTCTGTCAAGCTGGATTACCAACGTGTCTATCGCTAGTGACGAAACTGCTTTCAATGCAGGTGTTGGCACTGGCACACACGTTCCTGCTATGGATGGTACGAATCGCACGATGACTCTTGCTATGATTGACGCTGCTATGCAAGCTGCCTACACCGATGGTGGTCAGCCGAACATGCTCGTTGTTTCTCCTGCCAAGAAAGCTTCCTTTAGTGACCTGAACAGTGGTTCAGTTGCTACCAACCAAATCAACTATACTGCTCCTCGTGAGGCAGCTATCGTTGGGTCGGTTTCGCTGTATCTCAGCGACTATGGGCAGCTTGATGTGGTCATTGACCGTTTTGCCTCAGATGACCGCGTGTATCTGCTCGACAGTGACTACGCAAGCATCTGCACACTCCCCAACCGTAACTTCACGGTTGACGATTTGGCTAAAACGGGTGACTCAGAGAAGTTCCAAATCATTACGGAATTTACTCTGAAAGTATCTGCACCAAAAGCACACGGTGCGGTTTACAACCTGTCGTAAGTCTTCAGGGGGTAGCTTTGGCTACCCCCATTACTTTTGGGGAGAAAGATGAAGAAAAGACTTGTTACGTCTGACCCTCTTTCTGGTAAGGAAACGTGGGCGCATTTTAACGAAGATGGCAAGATTATTTACGAGAGCAAGCAGAACGTAGACGCTATGCTTTCTCGTAACAGGGAAGAGCGAAACAGCTACAAACAAGACTCTCTGATTGGTAATACACAAAAACACCATCAGAAGGTTGCAGAAATACCTTCGGCTCTGTATCATCAGCTTATTAAAGAGTTGGGTGAGCCAAAGCATAATCCGAAGGCTTGGAAGAAGTGGCTGAATGATTATGATAACAGGTTCTTTAGAACTGGCGGCGGCAGCGTATAATGGCTATTACAAATTATTCTGAGCTAAAAACATCTATTGCCAACTTTTTGGCTCGTGATGATTTGACCACGCAAATTCCAGATTTTATATCTCTTGCAGAGTCTCGCATGTCTCGTGAGATGAACGCCCGTAGCCAAGAGAAGAGAGCTACGGCGACTCTTGTAGGCGGTGACGCATACGTTTCTCTGCCGACAGACCTGCGCTCCATACGTTTGGTTAAGCTAAATACATCTCCTAAAGAGGTTCTTGAGTATTACACACCAGCAAAGCTGGATGAGTTGTATGCAAGCAATGCACAAGGCAAGCCTCGTGCATATACTATTATCGGCGGTGAGATTAAGTTTGCTCCAGAGCCTGACTCATCGTACACGGCAGAGATTGTGTATCAAGAAGGCATACCTGACCTTTCTGATGGCAATATTACGAATGAGATATTAACTCGTCACCCAGACGCATATCTTTATGGTTCTTTGGCTGCGGCTAGTGTATATTTGATGGACGACCAGAAAACTACTGTGTATGAACAGTTGTTTACACGGGCTATTGATGAAGTTAAGCGCGAAGAAGAGCGGAGCAAACAAGCTGGCTCTGCACTTCAAATGAAATCTGATTACGGAGAACTGACATGAGCGCAATGAGCGATTACCTTGAGAACAAGTTTCTCGACCACTTTCTTGGAACGTCTAGTACGTCCTCGCCATCTAATGTTTATGTTGCACTGCATACTGCCGACCCCACAGATGCTGGAACGGGCACAGAAGTAAGCGGGAATGGTTATGCTCGTCAAACCATTGCTTTCGGTGCTGCTTCGTCTGGCACTGCTTCTAATAGTGGTGCCGTTGAGTTTCCTGCCGCTTCTGGCGGTGCCTTTGGGACGGTTACTCATATTGGGTTGTGGGATGCGTCAACAAGCGGCAACCTTCTTTTCCACTCTGCGCTAACCACATCAAAAACTATCGCTGACGGTGACATCTTTAAGATTGCTGCATCAGGTATCGACATTACGGCAGCTTAGTTATGGCTGACATTGTAGGGCCAAACCTTGAGCAGCTTGATAACTGGGGTTACTTAGAGCAACTACCTAATCAGGCTCTTGACGCTGCGTTTTGGAATACGTTAGCCCTGCGTGAAGGTGAGGCCACACCTTCTATATCAGCAACTGTATCATCATCTGGTATTAGGATTCAGTTTGGTGCCTCAACACCGTCTGTATCGTCCACAGTAACGTCAGAAGGAATAAGAATACAGTTTGGGGAGGGTAGCCCAAGCGTTGCCGTTACAATCACCTCAGAGGGCATTAGAGTACAGTTTGGCGCATCTTTGGTTGTTGGCCCAGCTATTATGACTGCTGCTGGTGGCCTTCTTGCGATAGGTGCTGCAACCCCTGTTACTCAGGCTATTCTTTCTGCTATTGCTACTGGTGAGTTTATTGGTGCTTCTTCATTGTCTGCGATTGTTGCTATTGGCGAAACAGACGTAGAGATTTTAGGCGAAGACTGGTCTATAGTTGGCGAAGGCAGTGAAACATGGACAGAGGTATCTGAAGGAACAGAGATTTGGACTGTTGTTTCTGAAGGCTCTGAGACTTGGGGTGTGCAATGATTAAGCTAGGACAATTTTTACCTGACCAGCCTCCGTATAAAAATGCTGGAGCTACTGTAGCAACTAATGTTGTTCCTGCTGCAAACGGATATACAAATCTTCCTGATGTTTTGCCGTTTTCTGGTGCAACAAATAAATTTATTCGTGGATTGTTTGCTGCAAAGGATGACTCAGCCTCTGCTGCGATATATGTTGGCGATGAAAACTCTCTTTACAAATTTGACGCTACGGATTCTAGCCTTGACGATATTTCAAAAACATCTAACGCATCTTACTCAACGGGCACTGGTTATGTCTGGCGGTTTGTCCAGTTTGGTGAAAATGTTGTTGCCACTAATTATAGTGACCCTATTCAAACAATTACAGCAGCAGGGGGTGGTCGATTTGCTGATTTAGGCGGCTCCCCACCTAAAGCACGTTTCATTGCGGTTGTGCGTGACTTTGTGATGTGTGGTTATACTAACGACACCACTGATGGTGAAAAACCCTATCGTGTTCGGTGGTCTGGGATTGGTGACTATGATAGCTGGGCTGTGAGCGCAACCACGCAAGCAGACTTTCAGGACATATCAGATATGGGTTCTGTTACTGGCCTTGTTGGTGGTGAATATGCAACCATCCTAATGGAGAAGGGAATTGTACGCGCACAGTATGTTGGTTCTCCGCTTGTTTTTGAATTTGATAAAGTTCAGTTGCAACGTGGCTGTAAGGTTTCTGGTTCTGTTGCCGCTCTTGGTCGCAATGTATTTTATCTTTCTGACGATGGTTTTTATGTATTTGACGGTAACTCTTCTAAACCCATTGGAGCAGAGAAGGTAAACAGATTCTTTCTCAAGAGGTTCCAATCTAACAACGCTGCGCGTATGAGTGCTGTTGTTGACCCATCTCGTCAGATTGTTGTGTGGTCTTACCCTAGCGTTGACTCCGGTGATGGCACACCTGACGAGCTTATTATTTACAACTACGCAATAGATAGCTGGAGTACCGCAAGCATTGGCTTGGATGCAATGGCACCTCTATTTACGGCTGGTTACACGCTTGAGGGTCTTGCCACCATTTCCACCAACTTGGATACACTGCCTAGCTCTCTTGACTCCGCAGTTTACAAGGGTGGTGAGTTTTTCTTTGCTGGAGCAAAGGACAAGAAGATTCAAACTTTTACGGGTGACAATTTGAACGCGATTGTAGAAACTGGTGAGTTTGATATGCAAGCGGGTAAAAGCTCTCTTGTGAATGGTATTATGCCATACATTGAAAACGATAGTGGTTCACCCCTTACCGTTACCGCTCAAGTTGCCTCTAGGGACTCTGGCAATGCCGAAGTTACCTTTGGTACAGCATCAAGCCTAAATGCCGACAACTTCTGTCCTGTGCGCTCTTCTGGTCGCTTTCATCGTGTTCGTCTGAACTTGAGCGGAAGCTGGACAAATGTGCAGGGTATTGACGTTGGGGGACAGGTTAGAGGCCGCCGGTAATGGCTAATCAGTTCCCCAATCTTCCCAAAGAGGGTGGCTCACCTCGTCAGATTTCTGAGGTGGTAAACAACATCATGGAGGGCAAGATTAACAGCACAGGAGCATTTACGGCTGCAAGCGGGACAACATCAACCACTGTGACTGACCGCCGTGCTAGTGTTAATAGCGTTATTCTGTTTGTTGGCCTTGACTCTCATTATTACGATGTTGACCCATATATTAGCTCTCGTGCCAATGGCAGCTTTGTTGTTGGTCACAAAAATCATGGTCATAGCAGCAGTATTGCATACGTTATAATAGGTTAAATAGGGGAAGTAGACATGGCTACTATGCAGGAAATTGACAACCAGATAGAAAGCTCTCCACTTACAAAAGAGCAAGCAAGGCAGCAATTTTTAGAAAAAACAGAAGAGCTTGGAATTGAACATGCTTTTTCTTTTGATGAGGCTTGGGATTTTGTTGTTTTTAAGCGCAGCCAAGATTTTTTTAATGAAAAAGTTGCCGAGTTTACTAAAAAATTAAATGCTAGTGAGGGTCGAAGAGGGCATAACGAGCTTCATGCTTTTAATCCGACAACCCATAGCTTTGCTGATGGTCAGTATATAAGGGAAATATTTAACCCAGCTAATGAAGTAATTGTAACAAAGGTTCATTTAAGAAATCATCCCTTTTTTCTTTTGGAAGGCAAAATGAGTATTATCACGGCGGAGGGCTTTGAAACAATAGAAGCTCCGTATTATGGCGTGACAAAAGCTGGAACAAGGCGTATTATTATGGCGCATGAGGACTGTAGGTTTGTTACTGTACACAGAACTGACAATTTGTCTGTTAGTGACATTGAAGAAGAGGTTGTTACGGACTCGTTTGATGATTTTAAGTTTGAGCCTAAAGAAACAGCGCATATAGAAAAACTTATAGAAAGTTTGGAGAGTTAAATGTCATTTGTCGCAGCAGCAGCAATCTCGGCTGGAGCAACTCTTGCTGGGGGATACTTGGCAGGAAAAGGAAAAGGTGGTGTTCAGCAAGCTGGAACATCAACCACAGTAACCGAACCACCAGATTATATTAAAGGTGAATATGAGGCTCTTGCCGACCAGCTTGCTGCCCTTAGACAAGGTGGGCTTCTTGGCGACATTCAAACACTTTCCGATTATGAACGCCGTCTTATTGAAAGTGCTATGGCTAGGGCTTCTGCTCCAGCACCGTTTCAAGCTGAAGGAGAAAGGGCTGTTGGTGGGCTTTTTGCTGGAGACCCACTGTTTGAAGAGGCGGCAAATATATATCGCGGAACCTCTGGGTCTGTAATGGACTCTCCTGAGTTTTTGGCTGCAAGCGAAAGGGCTGTGCAAAGAGCAATGAGTCCTGTTGCGTCTCAGTTTGCTGGCAGTGGTAGGCTAGGCAGTGGAGCTTTTGCTGATGCTCTTACAAGTTCGAGTTTTGGGGCAATGGCTCCTTTAGCTTTGGAGGCTAGAAGGCAGGATATTAGCACAGATTTATCTAGGGCTGCTGGCCTTGCTGGTCTTGGTGACTCTAGGACTCGCGGGTCGCTTTCAGCTATTGAGGCTGCTAGACTTGTCGGGCAGCAACCATACGAACAAACGCAGCGTGGGCTTGCTTTAGGTGGTCTTCTTAGTGCGGAGGATTATGCTTTAAGGCAGGCTCCAGTTACTGCTGCGGAAAGATACACTGACCTCCTTCGGGGTGCTACAGTTGGCTCTCAAACTACACAGCCTCTTTATGCGCCTAAGAGAAGCACCAGTGCAATTTTAGGTGGAGCATTAATGGCATCTGCCCCTGCTATTGGACAGGCTTTTGGGAGTTATTTTAGCCCGCTAAACCTTGGTTCAGGCGGGCCTCTCACTGAGTCTGGAAGTATTGCGGGTGGCCCAATACCAAGGCCAAGTTATCCATAGGTTGTATTATGGCTCTTTCATCTAGTTGGTGGTGAAAATTTTTTTTAGGAAATTATTATGGTTCAGCTTTCTGATTATTTTGGTGGACTTCTTGGGGTTGATGATGCTCGTGCGCGGAGAGATTCGCTAGAGAGAGCAATACGGCGACTGCCAAACGAACTAGAAAGAAACTACTCTTTTATAGATACTGCTGCTGCGTCTAGAACTCCTGCTCGTCGAGGAATGTACCCTGAAATTGATGCCTCCTTGGGTGGGCTTCGGCCCATGGAAATAAGGGCTATGGCTGATAGAGAGCGTGAAATAGGACAGCGAGCTGCTTTATTGGGTCAGGACATTCCTTCTGTTATGCAGCTTACTCCAAACGAAGCTAGGCTTGCTGGGATGCAGGGTGCCCTTGACGCGGCCATTTTAAACCCCCTTAGCGGTGATTTTTCTGCTTACCCTAGCCTCACAAGGCAGTCTCCAGATGACACAGTTTTGAGTAGAGCGGGAAAGAGGGCTTTAGGGGCGGTTGGCGACCTTGGTGAATTTATTTCAGGAAATGCTGGTGAGGCATATCGTTATGCTATGTCTCCAGCAGACAATCCTTATGAAATGAGGTTTCAAGAATTTGGGGAGCGTGACGTATTTGAACAGGCTGAAGAAGCGGAAAGAAGTGGTCAGCTTGCCAGTAAATCATATGATGTTGCTCAAAAAGTTCTTAAAGGAGCAACTCCTGAAGAGCTTACAGAAGAGGAAGGGGCTATTGCTGAGAATCTTGTAAGAAATGCTCCAACAAGTCCTGCAAGGCCAAATGCCTCCGCGCAACAAGTGGCGGCTGAAGCTGGGCTATTGTCTCCCCCAAAACAATCTAAATTTGGTGGTTTGTTGAGCGTAATGGCTCAAAATTTACAAGACGCTATGGTTGCTGAAGGCACTTTACAGGCCAACATGCCCCAACTTGTTACGGCAGATGATTTGGATAAATTGAGAACAATTACGCCGCAAATGATTTTGGCGCAATCTCAAAAAATTAAGCAGGGAAGGGAGGAAAAGCTGGCTCAAGGCAGGAGAACTGCTATTTCCGACCTTAAAAACCAGCTTGCGATACAGCGCGAACTTAAAAACTTGGGCGCGGAAGATAACAAAAAACTTGAGCGTGAAGCCGAGTCTATTTTGAAGGCGCGAGAAACTATTGGATTTATTGATGAGGCATTACCTTTAATTGACGGTTTTTCTACTGGGAATGTTTTTGCTCAAGGAACGCAGTTTCTTGCTGGCACTCCAGCCTATAAACTTGAGTCTGCGCTTAAACCTATTCGTGCAAGAATTGGTTTTGATGAGCTTACCCGTATGCGTCAAATGTCTCCTACAGGTGGTGCGCTTGGTCAAGTTTCAAATTTTGAAAATCAACTTCTTCAGGCAACAAAAGGTGCCCTAGAGATTGGTGTTGACCGAGAAACGATGCGCCGAAATCTTTTGAACTATAGAGATGCTCAAATGGCTATGATTCACGGTATTGTTGACAATCAGGGGCGTTTAAGAAGGCTTGAAAGTCAAGGCGACCTTGATGCTCTTAGGGCTGGAAGATTTAGGGTGGCAACTCAAGGTGATGCGGGGCTTTCAGGTCAATCTGGAAGTATTATGAATTATAATCGTCAAACGGGTGCTTTTGAATAATGCCTCTTGTAAACACGCCAGATGGTCTTGTTAACTTTCCAGATGATATGTCTGAGAGTGAAATTAAGGCTGTGCTTCAAGAGAAGTTTCCACCTTTAGCAGAGCCAGATGTAGAAGATTATGCACGGGCAGCATTTCAGGGAATCACGTTTGGTTTTGGGGATGAGATAGAGGCTAGATATAGGGCATCAAGAAGTGGCAAGCCTTACGAAGAAGAGCTTGAGAATGTTCGGGCAGAGATAGAAGCTTTCAAGCAAGCTGCTCCTATTTCATCGGTGGCGACAGAGGTGGCTGGGGCAATTCCTACTGCGCTTGCTGGAGGCGGTGCTATTCGCGCTGGCCTTTCTGGGTTAGGTGCCCGTGGTGGTATTGTAGGTGGGGCTGCTGAAGGTGCTGCTGGAGGTGGTGTGTATGCTGCTGGTACAGCAGAAGAGGGGGAGCGTTTGGAGGCTGCAAAGGGGGGCGCAGCATTGGGTGCAGGGCTTGGCGGTGCGCTAGGCGCAGTGTTGCCGCCAATGTCACCAGAAGCTCGTGAGCTTGTTCGCCGTGGAGTTCCCTTAACTGCGGGTCAGGCTATGGGTGGCGTTCCTCGTGCTTTTGAGCGTTCAGCAGAAGCGTTACCCTTTGTTGGGGGTGTTGTGACTGGAGCGCAAAAAAGAGCTATTTCACAGTACAGTCGAATTGCTACTGAAGACGCAGTTAGCCCGATTTTAGGAAAAACTAAGTTCCCTAAAAATATCACGGGAGACAAAGCTGTAGACAGGGGCTTTAGCATTGTCAGTAAAGAATATGATAGAGTTGTTCCTAAGTTGGCAGCATCCAAAGCAACCAATGTTGATAGTATTATTGACTCATCTTTATCAAGAACAATATCGGATTCTGTTCTTGATGAGGCCACAGAAAAAACCTTGCGTAATGACATAAAAAAGGTAAAGCAGTTGCTGTCCTCTAAAAGTGGAAATATTAGCGGCAAGCAGATTCATACTGCCATTAAGAAAATGGGTTCTGACGCAAACAAACTTTCCAAGTTTGGAGCCGACCCAATGAACATTGAGAGGGGTAGGGCCTTGAGGTCTGTTCAGCAAAGTTTATTTGACTTTTTAGAGTCCAATAATCCAACACATGCCCAGCAGCTTCGCAATGCAAACGATGCTTTTAGGCGTATGTTGGTTATTGAAAGGGCTAGTGTTTCTGCTATTAAAGAGGGTGGTGAGTTTGCTCCATCTCAGCAGCTTTCCCGACTTGCCTCTGCAAATCGTAGAGCAGCCGCACGGGGTCAGGCTCAGGGTCAACAGGATGTTTTGGCTGCTAGAGAAATTCTTGAGCAAGGTCGCGCTGGTATTGCTAGACCGATACTTGAGGCTCGACAAATTATGAGCGGTCTGGGAACTGCTGGTTTGGCTGGCACTGCTGGAATTGCACCTGCTGCGGCAGGGCTTGGCAGCGTTGGTGCAGCTTACTCAAGAGCCTTGTCTCCTCAAGTTAGGAGATTATTTTCTTCGTCTGCGGATATAGGGCGAGGTGCTGTTCCAATGTATTCAGGACTTTTAGGACAGGAATAAAACTATGGCTAAGAATAGTATTAGAGATTATGCAAATGCTGCCGCATCAAATACTGATGTGCAGAGCCAGAATATAGATGAAGGCTGTAGCCCTGCGGGGATTAATAACGCAATCCGTGAAGTCATGGCAGACTTGGCTGATGTCAATGATGGCACTATTAAGCTAGTGTCTCCGTCCTTTGATACAGCAACCATTGGCAGTAACACGATTGACGCTTTTCCGTCTGGCACGAAGATGTTGTTTCAGCAGACTGCCGCACCTACTGGCTGGACAAAAGACACTACACACAATGACAAGGCTTTGCGTATCACTAGCGGCAGCGTAAGCACGGGTGGTAGCGTTGCCTTTGAGACAGCTTTTGCAAGCAAGACCCCTGCGGGTAGTGTTTCTGTCACTGTCAATAATCACACACTAACGTTGTCCCAGATTCCATCTCACAGACACTTTATTGCCGCCAACGTGACCAACAACAGTGCCACCACAATCACTGCAACAAACCAAACGAAACGCGGGGGGCACACGGAGTTAGCCTCAAATAACAATGAGGACTATCATTTAGGCGGCGTAAGCACCGAAGCGACGGTTGGTCGAACTTCTCCATCAGGTAGTGGAGGTGCCCACAATCACGGTGCATCGGGCACTTTTACTGGCACAGCAATCAACCTTGATGTTTCTTATGTTGATGTAATTATTGCAACGAAAGACTAATCCATGAAGCTGGAAGTCAAACATAACTGCCCACTCAATAACTTTGAGCCTTGCAAGCAAATGGAATGTGCTTGGTTTATTGAGATTCGCGGCACCCACCCTCAAACTGGAGAAGAGGTGGCTGAGTGGGGTTGCTCCATGGCAATGTTGCCTGTATTGATGATTGAGAATGGTCGTCAGACCAATCAAGCAGGTGCCGCCATTGAGAGTTTTCGCAATGAAATGGTAAAGGCAAATCAGTTAAACACAGAGATTATGGTAGCTGCCGCAGAGGGCCGCGCTCCTAATTTGATTGAGGGCTGACATGACTAAAGCAAATATTACACAGTACGACAATACAGCCGCTAACAACACAGACGTTCAGGATGTACCGCTTGGCGAGAACGCTATGTTCCCATCTCATGTAAACAATGCGTTTCGTGAGATTATGTCTGACTTGGCAGACATAAATGACGGTACAGTAGCAATGACCAGCCCATCATTTACCTCTGCTACGATTAGCGGGGGCACGGTTACTGGTATTACTGACCTTGCTGTTGCTGATGGCGGCACGGGCGCATCGACAGCATCTGCGGCTCGTGTTAATTTGGACGTTGACCAAGCTGGCACTGCTGTCGCCTTGGCAATCGCATTGGGGTAACAGATGGCTAATACATTCAAACTTGCAACCGACACTGGAGTTGGCACTGGTGCTGCTACTATCTACACCTGTCCTTCAGCCACATCGACAACAATTATTGGGCTATCAGTAGCCAATATTACTTCTTCATCTATCTCTGTTGATGTTCAGTTGGAGAATAACGATGGAGATAATATTTATCTTGTGAAGGCTGCTCCTGTACCAGTTGGCTCTGCTTTGGTTGTCGTTGGTGGCGACCAAAAAGTTGTAATGGAGGCATCAGATATTCTGAAAGTGACCAGCAGCACGGCAACGTCTGCTGATGTGGCTCTGTCTATTTTGGAGATTACCTGATGGCTTATACTGGCAAAAAGCCCATTGACCATACCGATGTAACGCAATCGCAGTCAATGACTGTGACTGATGACCTGACTGTTGACACCAATACTCTGCATGTTGACAGCACCAATAATCGTGTCGGGGTTGGAACGAGTTCGCCCGATAGCAGTATAACGGTTAGTGGAGCTTCTAAGGTCTTTAGCACAGCTACTAACAACAGCATTACAACATCGGTGAATACAAGCAGCAATTACGCACAAACTATCACGCTAAATGATGTTGGATTGGCTTTTGACAATAACAGTTCTATAAGGGGATATGCCTTTGGTAATAACGGCTCTGAGCGTATGCGTATCCAGTCTGGTGGCGGCATATCTTTCAACGGCGATACAGCCGCCGCCAATGCGCTGGATGATTATGAAGAAGGCACGTTTACTCCAGTATTTACTAGGGCGAGTAGTGGCTTTAGCACCACGCCTACTTACTCAACACAAGAGGGTGCTTATGTAAAAATTGGAAGCCTTGTTCATGCTGAAATTGAAATAAGGTTTGCCAATAGTTTTAGTGGCGGTAGCGGCAATTACCTTGTTAGCAATTTACCTTTTAACAACTCTGGTATGTCTAATTTAGAAGGAATAAGTTGGGGGCTTATGACTATCTTTAACCACACTTGGTCTTTTTCGAACACGTATGCTTATTTGTCAGGAACGGATGTTCATTTCGGTAGCGGTATGGGACTAGCAAGCAACACAACTAGTCAGTATTTAACATTTACAATTCAATATCGAGTAGCT